CCCAGACCCGGTGACCGTTAGGCCACCGGCAACCACCGCGCGGTTAGATCGACGCGCACGGCCCGTCCTGCGAACTCATAGGAGATCGGATTCTCGCTCGGTCGAGCGAGTCTCTCAGCCATCCTCAGACTCTTGTGGAGCCCGTGGATGTCGTCGAGACGATCTTCCTTGAACTTCGATCTCGGGACAAATGCCTTCTGTTCCGGCCGCCATAGGCGGCGGTTCAGTCGGTGAATGTCCGGAGCAGCTTCCACACCATCGCTTGTGTGGGTTCTGACCAGTCCCGGACTGCTAGCCGGCCCATATGGGAAGACGCGCAGTCCACGAACTAGATGTTTGTCTAGTTCGCGAACAGTCTGGGGCCATAGGCCCTTTTCTGCCAACTGGTTTCGAAGTGACACGGTGCTAATCGTGTCATTCGCAGCAGTAGTGGTGAAACTAAGCGGACGTCTGACTTTAACATAGGACACATCGTGACCCATGAAATAGTCAGCGCCGCAAGATTCACGGAAGAAGCCGTTAGAAAACGACTTCTTCTCGTTCACCTTGAACCCAAAGAGGGACAAGGCGTCCACTACTGGCTTGTACATGTCGTTGGGGACGATAATATCGTCACCAAAGACAATGATCTGACCGGCAACTTTCCGAACGAACCGGAGATCCGGGAATCCACCCGGAAGCTTCGGCACTATGGCGTAAACGGCAATAGCCGAAAAGACCATAGCTTCGATCGGAAAGCACACCGCTGATCCCATACTCGCAAACTTATTGAGAGTAAGGGTAGTTCCATCGGGCAACTCTGCCCGACCGGACCGGCAAGCGAAGAGGGCATCCCTCACAAGAGGGCGCCCGCTCAGCAGCTCCCAGACGAGTCTGGAAGAAACTGAATCGCTTGCAGCTGATAGATCGATTGTGGCAATAGATCTGTCCACAGACCCGATACGGGCTGCGGACCTATTGTCCTCAGAGGTCGAGAAACGGGGCGGAAGCCCCCTCGCCTCGATCGATCTAACAAGTGAGTCCATGAGCCCTTGTTGGCAGTACATACGCCAACTAGGCTCAATCGCGATGGTCCTAGGACCTTTCGCGGTTTTCGGAACAAGACTCACCCTAACGGGTGTGTCTTCAGCGGCGTACCTAACGTCAGGTTCACTCAATGCGTGGTTAGCATTGAGCCGTGCATAGACGTAGGATGGGAAGAAGGGCTCTAGCCTTTCCTCCCAGTGAGCAAAGCGCCACCGAGAATTCGGTAGGAGCTTTTCCTGCGACGCTCCGTCACCATGTTTTACACGGAGACGATAGAGCGAAATGTCATCACTGACATCTCTAAGCACACCGTCGAACAAGCTAGCGAAAACAGCCTTTAGGGCTGGGCTCGCACCGTGGGTGGCCTTAGCATCGATCTCTTGGAAAGAGGTCAATGCAGCGTCCACATACCTCGGATCACAATCAGTCCTCATCTTTGCAGCGAAACCGCAAATTTGACGAATGATTGCAACAGCTTGAACGTCAGGATCCTGGCGCAGTTTGCCATTCCTCTGGAACACTCGGGAGACAAAACCCCGTAGAAATGCGGGGAGCTGTCCATCCTTCCGGAAACCCGGAATATGGATGTTGTCCCAGGTGCCTGCGTCCAGGGCGGCCTCGAAGGCTACCCTGTAGGCATCCAGTGTAATGGTCAAGAAGGGTTCACCTTCTGAACCATGTCTTCTCGTGACGGTCTCAATGTCACGAGTTGGGTCAGACGCGTACAAGTCGGCGGCATCTCGTATGAGTGCCGTGATCAGAGCTACGAGGCTTTTCACCATGCCCTCCAATAGGGTTATGGATCCAAGGTCTCACGGCTCTGGCGGAGTCAGCTAGTCTATGGAGACTAGGCCTGACCCTGGACGACAGCCGACAGCAGCGTAGGGTCGTCGAGGAAATCGACGAACACCTGTGCCAGCGCACTGATCTCCGAAGCCGAGAACCCCTGAATGGGGTGATCGATCACGATGTGCACGCTCTGCGTGTACTCGCGATTCTGCGACGGGAGCAGAGGGTCAGTCGCGATCTTCCGCTGGGTGAGCTTGACAACGTGTCGAGCTCGGTTCCCGCGGGAGTGGTCGACTGACAGCTGGTACTTCGTGTCTTCCGACGCGAAGCGCCCGAGGACCGCGGAAACGCGGTCGAGGTCGGTCGGGTCCGGGGACGTAGGCAGAACCTGAGGGTCCGCAAGGGCCATGATGTGTGCTCCTTTCTAGAGCATAGCACCTCCATAAGGTGACTAAACC